GATTAGATTTGGATCATTGTCAAGATTCTCAACAACCCATTTACGAACTACACCAAAGTTCTTCTGTGAAAGAGCAGCAATCAAATCATTGATTTTAATATCAACAACCTCAGAAAGAATACCAGTATCAATGCTTCCACTGGTAGAATATCTCTGAGTTTCATTCAAAACACGACGCCAATCTGGAAAATGCTTGTTGATTAGTTGAGCGATTACTTTATCATCGTAAGTAATATTTTCAGTATCAAGAATATACTTTAGACGTTTAAAGAACTGTCCAGCAAGAATAGGTCGTTCTTTAGAGTGGATAGTAAAATCAATACAAGCACAACGAGAATGAAGAGGTTCGATAATCTTGTTCTTGAAGTTGCAAGTAAAAATGAATCTACAGTTATTGTAAAAAGATTCAATGTTTGCACGAAGAAGCAGTTGAACATCATTACCTGTATTGTCTGCTTCATCAATAATGATTACTTTATGTTTAGATGATGATGTGAGGGATACCGTAGAAGCAAAGTTTTTTGCTTGATTTCTAACCGTATCAAGAAATCTTCCTTCATCAGAACCGTTAATCACATAATAATCTGCACCAATCTCATTGCAAAGTGCTTTTGCTACAGTTGTCTTTCCTACCCCAGCGGGTCCAGAAAGCAGAAGATTAGGAATCTCTCCTGCTTTCACAAATTCAAGGAGAGACTTCTTTATAGATTGAGGAAGAATACAATCTTCAATTTTTTGAGGACGATACTTTTCAACAAAAAGAAAGTCATTCGGATTCATTATATAGTTCCTTAAAGTTAGTTGAACATACTATCAGGTTCTAGAGCAATCCAGTAAGAGATTGCATAGTCTTTGCTTTCGAACTTAGAAAGAAACTTCTTAGAGATGGTCACATCATATGAACCAGGAAGAATCTTGATATTTTCAATCTTAAAGTTCAAGCAAAACTCAGACTCAGTTTCACCCACAACAAAAGAAAAGTCATTAGATGTATCATCTTTCTTGTCGCGAACAACAAGGTTGATTTGCCCCTCTTCACCAATAACACAAAAATCAGGAAGTTGATAAACAGATGATGCTTTAATCATCCGCTCAAGAGTCAGCGAGTTAAGTTCAAACTGAACATCTTCAGAAGGAAGACTAATCTTCTTATCAGGAGGACTTACAATAATAGATGGTTCAGAGAAAAAGTATCGAGTACGAGAACGACCTTCTTTGATGATTACATATTCATCGTTTTCGAAGTCAAGTTCTGGTTCTTTGTAAAGAGAAAGACCATTAAGGAACTGATTTAGGTCATAAACTGCAAAGTCTTTAGGGAACTCATCCTCAAGAGTCGCCTCGGCGAGAATATTCTTAAGAACAGAAATAGTTTTGAGAGTATTTCCCTGCTTAAAGATTAGGGACTGGTTAATGGAAGAAAAGTTCTTAAGAATAGTAAGAGTTTTTTGAGAGATTTGCATTACTTATCACCAAGATTGAAATGAGAAAGACCGTTATCAAGACTATCATTCCACACTTCACTGAAGTAGTAAAGGAGAACGCAGTAATGAATCGCCTTTAGAAGGTCATTCTTATTCTTCCCAGACTTGCGCCCAAAACGAGAAAGATACTTAATAGCATTTGAACGACAAAACGATTCAGCGTCACCAAGACCAGCAATCAAATCCAGAACTTGAACAGTATCTTTATTATTCGTATAGTGACTTCCGTAAGTTCTAGCAATATAATCATTAACTTCCTTCAGGGTTTGGTCTTCACGATACTTGAAAGCAGACATAACTAACTCCAACAAAATGCTATATTTCAATCATACCACAGTTGACTGGTTTGTCAAGAGGGTCTACTGAATCCCTTGACCTTCTCAAACTTGATGGTGTTTTCAAACTTATCCATTAGTTCAGACTTGTGAGAAATGATGAAAATATTAGCATCTTTGACGACGTATCTAATAATCTTAAGAAAGTCATCAGTACCAAAACCATCAAGTGAACTATCAAATACTTCATCCATAATAAGAAGATTAGTATTCATTGAGTTTTTCATTTTAGCAATTTCTCTCCAAGTAAAGAGTAAAGAGAGATCAATCCTCATCTTTTCTCCCTCAGAAAAAGAAGCATAAGAAAACTTATCATGCACTGGAGTTTGAATGATTTCATTAAACTCTTCATCAAGATTAAAGTTAATGTAGAAGTCCATCAACTGAAGATACTTGTTGATTTGTTTATTCATCAAAGGCAAATATTTTTTGATAATCTTAGTCTTAACTCCACCATCTTTCAGTAGTGAGTTTAGAAGTTCATAATACTTCAGTTTAGATTGCTTTTCATCAATTTCATTTGCCACTTGATGTGCCTCATCTTCAAGTTCTTTAACTTTTTGATGAAGTTCAGACTTGTTCTCAATCTGTTGAATAAGGTCTTGGATTTCTTTGAGGATTTCATTTCCTTTTTGTTGATTAAACTTTACTTCAGAAGAAACTTTCTCAATATCTTTGATTAGGTTGTCAATATTTTTTTGATAATGCTTATACTGAGTTTCTACTTCTTCTGCTTCAGCAATCATCTCATCAACTTTTTTGGAAGTGAGAAAAGTTTCTTTTGCTGTGCTTTGTAAAGATTTGATCTTATCATCTCTAAATTTTAAGTCAATATCTTGTCCACAAGTAGGACAAGAATGGTGACTTTCAAAAAAAGCAATCTCCTTTTTAAAGGATGTGAGTTGTGATATAAGATTGCCCTTTTGAAGATTCAAAGACTTAATCTCATTCGAAGTAGAATTAATTGAGTTTTCTTGCAAGTCTTTAAGTTTATTAGTAAGTTCTTCAATAGTTTGATTGCACTTATCAATATGAACTTTAATATCTTTTAACTTGTCCTTTTTGTTCTGAATCTGCTCCCTTCCACTTGTCTCAATATTTTGAATAAACTCTTTTTGAAGTCTTATTTTTTCTTCGGTGATGAGTTTTTTGTTTTCAATATTTTTTAGTTCATCAGAAAAGAGTTTTAGTTTATCTTTAACGATAACATTCATTGAAGAGAAAATTTTAATATCCAAAAGGTCTTCAATGATTTCCCTTCGATTTGCAGCAGTAAGTTGCATAAAGGGAACAAAGTTAGAAGACCCCAAGATAACAAGTTGCGTGAAAGATTTATAATTCAGTTTAAGAATATTTTCTTCAAGGTACTTCTGATCATCTTTGATATCAGATTGTTGATTCAAAATATTGTTGTTTCTATAAATCTCAAAAATAGCAGGTTTAATGCCTCTTCTTACTTTCCAGATAGTTTTGCCGATTTCAAACTCAGTCTCAACTAAGCAATCTTTTTCATTCTGTGAGTTAACAAGTTGGGGTTTATTGATTTTTCTGTATGGTTTATTGAAAAGAACAAAAGTAAGAGCATCAAGCATTGTACTCTTACCAGAACCATTAGTTCCATATATCAGTGTAGTGTTATTCTTATCAAGTTCAATATGAGTGAACTGATTACCAGTAGAAAGAAAGTTTTTATAGCGAATCCATTTAAATCTAATCATAGTCTCTCGGAGGGATTACAAAATCTTCAGGTTTAATAATAGTGTATCTATATTTGTGATGTTCGCAAACCTTTATTGCTGTCTCATCATTGACTTCAATAGAAGTAAGTAATGGATATCCATCTGCTTCTAAAAGTTCAGCATATCTAGTTGCATCATCACGATCTACAAAAAAATATAATGTTTTTTCTCCATAATCATTTTCTACAGAATACGCTCCCTCTTCAATATCTCCACCTAAAGTGAGTATATACACTATATTGCCTCACACGCTTCTTTATAAACTTCCTGAAGAATTGATTTGACTGTAGATTTATTAAGATTGGTTTCATATTCTTCAATATACTTATTCAAAATAGAAACAGTATCTTCAATCTCATCATCATATTCTATATCTTGAAGTTCAGTGACTGTTTCTACAATCTTGATTTCGTGGCAGTTACTGTTGTTAAGTTGCTCAATGAACTTTTCAAAAAGTCCAGGCATCTTTTTTTCTTTTACTACAATCTTAATAATCTTTTCTGAACAAGATGAATAGTTATAGTCTTTTACAATACTATCTCTATAGTTGATTACCTTAAACATCTTGTATGGATTTTTAATGAACTCATGTTCAAAAGTATCAGTATCGAAGATATGAAAACCACGCTCATCATCAACATCGTTCCAGAATAGTTCGTAAGGATTGCCAAGATAAAAAATTTGCCCATTATCACTTCTGGTGTGATAGTGTCCACTATATACTTTCTTGAACTTGGAAAATAAATCTGGACTCATTCCATGTTCTTGAGTATATCCTCGATAACAGTAGAACCCATTCAGTTCAAGATGACCAAAAGCAACCTTTGCTGGTGTGTTCTTTATATGTTCAAAAGTTTTTTCTTCGTTTTCTGAGTTAATCCAAGGTATGAAGCAAATAGGTGTTCCACCTATCGTGTAGGTAATGCATTTTGAAATAGGAAATACATTTTCGTATTCTTTAAGAATAAGATCAATAGTATTAATTTGATTGGTATTTTTGTAGTAAGCAGTATGATTCCCAACAATCGTCCATACTGTGATACCCATTTCTTGTAGACGGTCGTAATACTTTTTCTTTGCCCAGTCTAGACTCCAAAAGTCAATCGACTTGCGATTATCAAAGGTATCTCCCATGTCAATAACGTGAGTAATACCTCGTTCATCTAATGTTGGGAAAAATACATTATTATAGAACTTTTCAAAATAATCGTGAAAAATCTTCGAACCTTTTCTCGCGGAGAAATGCTGGTCAGTTATAACTGCTACTTTCAAATCAACCTCTCATCTTGCTATAAAGATTTTCTTTAATGGTATTCATGTCTGAAGATTCACCATCTCCAAAAAATACGTCAGCATATCCAGACTGTTCTAAAATCTTATTCTTTGTTTCTACTTCTCTTTTCTCTTTCTTGATTCTTCTGATGAAAGCAAAATAAATGATTTGAGTAAAGTATGAGAAAGGATTAGTTGACTTCTCTGGGTCAAAGTTATCCACATACCGCAAGCAGTTCTCAATACCATCACAAATCATGTCCTCACGGAACATATAGTTGATGAAGTTTGGTCTATATGATAGATGTGTAGCAATTTTCAAGAAGCATTCACCAATATAGTTGGGTACTCTAGGAGTGGGTTCTCCCTTTTCGTTTGCTTCCCGAATCTGCTTCTTATATTGAATCAGTGCTTCAAGGAATACCTTGTTATCTACATAATGCTCTGATTTCTTTGTCTTCTTTGTCATCGGGGTGAATCATAAACAACACTATTATTATAGCAGAGTTACTGGGGCTTGACAACACCCTGTAAATCTTGTTATAATCACTCTGTTGGGTTTGAAGATAAGATCTAAGTAGCTTTAAGTAATCTTAGAGATCTTTAGGACTTATCTTATACAGTCTCTCTAATAGTTTCCTAAAGTCATTTACATTATTGAGATATCCTTTCTCTTCTTTAGGATTAACCCTATTAGAAGTAGAGTATTGAGACCCTATAAATCTTTTATAGTTAGAGATTATATCCTTATCATTAGTTTCAGTCATAGTAATAACTCTATCTAAATCAACAAAGAATAAGTTATCACTTGATGTTTTGATCCAAGGTTTCATCTTGAAGATAGAGATTCCTAACTCTAAGATATCAACCTCTTCCATTATTACAGGATTTTCAAGTAACAGAAGAATTCTATCATCCTCTTCACAAGAGCATACTTTGGATATGATTTCTTCCCCTGATACTAACTTGATTATTGCATAGAATTCTTCATTATCCATATTATATTTTTATAGTAGTGATTGAGTAATCAAAGTTCTCTTCATTGTATTGCTTAATCCTCTCTATCAGATGATTCAATGTATAATTTTTATGATTATTTACACTAATGTCATCAGCAATATCATAAAGACACGCTTTGACTTTATTATTACCTTTTCTCAATATTCTTCCAATACTTTGAAGGTTTCTTACTCTTGACTTAGACGGCGAAGCAAATATAACATTATGTAAATTTTTAATATTAATACCAGTAGAGAAA